CTCAATTGAAGATCCCGCTGCGCAACGGGACCAATTAGCTTGGTTTAAAAGGCGGGTCGTAAATCCGCCACGGGAGGGGCTTGGCCCTTACCCCCCCCAGCCACTTTGCCGCCTGCCTGGGATCTATACCCTAATTCACTCCGGGTGGCTGGCCCGGAACGAACTATCCACGTGAATGATACCTACGCACCCCGGGCGGTCCCGACAGCCACCCAGTCTCCTTTCTCCGTGCTGAACCCCCCGGAAGGTGGCCTAACTGGCCGTTTTCACGCTAAACACGGGGCCCCTCAACAAAGCGCGTGGCAAGCACGCAGAACGGAAACCAGAATGAGCTGCGAGCCGTAAGCCTCAAGGTGCGAGGCAACCAAAATGGCGAACAAACACGCTTCGCCGCACACAACAGGACGGAACGCCGCGTTTAATCCCCTGCCCTGATAAGGGACCCTCCAAGCTAGGGCGCGACGCGCTCTCACCGCACGGGACCGCCAATCCCGACCAGGCTCTTCACCGCGCAATGGGGTACTCCCCGGCTACTGAACGATGAGGCAGCGCTTACGGACGGTGCGACATGCTCATTTATCGTCCGCGCCGGACGAAGCGGAGATAATTGTCCGGCTGTGGGCTGGCAAGGACTAACATCTGATCAAAGCCTCGCTGAGCCAAAATGGCCACTCAACCCACATAACGCACTGTATGACGCGACGGGCCACCCGCTGTCAAAAGACTTCACAGGTTCCATAGCGCCCGGGGGGACGGTCGGCAAACGTTCTCACCCCCCTCGCAGCGAGACATGACATCCGCGCACCCACGCGGAGGAAAATGTCATGGGCAAAACTCTCACCACTGTGGCATGCATGGCTAAAGAACGACAAATTGACATTCCCAAATGCCGTCATGCACATGCACAGGGCCTGGGCGCGCCCTATTTCGCCCACCAGCACCGTGGGACTCGGCATCGGAGATCAGCCGCGTTTGCCAGCGGCTCCATCTCAACCATGCCGATTAGATCACAGACGTCCTCCGCCATCACGACACCCCAAGGGTGACCGCAGACGTGCGAAGACATCGCCAAGCCAATGTCCGTGATCTCTTCGGTGACACTTGGCGCCTTAGCGCCCAAGAGATATGGTACGATCTGCTCATCGTCAATCGCACATCCTACCCTATACTCAATGTCCCGTATCACCTGCTTGTTGGTGACTTGCATAGCTTTCGGTGCGCCAACGTCATTGCCAAACATCATGTGTCTGCGCCTCCAACCATTAGCTAAGGCGAGACACAAGTGGGAGATCGGCTCAAGGTGCTCAAACGCCTTAGCATAAACTGCATAATTTAAGACCTCACACGCCGCCCTCTCGCTCGGCTCCATGACGATTGACCCCCATGACTTTGTTGTCATGAACCGTTTCAACTCAGGGTACATTACGAATTGACCACTCACCATACATGGCACGTTGTTCTTCGTATACAAATGATAGCCCACGTATGTGACATGACCATTACCTGTGACGGGATCTGGGGCGATGAACTCGTCTTTTGCCTTCCACCCTACCGCGTGAGCCACGTCTAGCATCCGCTTGACGCAGTCCCCGCGATCAGCAAAACCAATGAGATCATCACCTTCCATATTCACAACAATGGCGACCCTGCCGTGCCCGTCCCAAGCGGGAAAATTGAAATGGCCACGATTCCTAGCCAAATGTGCTCTGCACATGTTCTCCCAAAACTCCTCGTAACATCCCGGGCGGCATAATGAAATGCACACCCACAGAGCGTTTGCCAACCAATTCAATGAGCTTGTACCGCGATCACCTGATTGGCGCATCGTGGTGAACATCTCGATCACGTGCTTGTGCCTATAACCGCGACCGTCTTTCGTGTTCATGACCCAATCGATCTTATTCTTGCGCTCTGCGATGCATGCGTCGACCAGATCGTCAGGATAAATGGAGTAATCTGACTTCAGCAATGATGCAACTTTGGTCAACATTTTGACCTCAGCATTCTTGAATGACTCATTAATGCCAAACTCAAACGCCGTCTGGTCAAATTGCAACGGGAACAAAGGACCATGTGCGGCCAAATTGTTCGCATCGTGGCATATCTTCTCGAGTACGAGTTGTTTCTTTTTCCCTTTAATCGTAAACCTGCCAAGGCGTGCCTTAAGAATCCGCTCCCATGTGCCGAACAAAGGGCTGTTGAGAGCAAGCCGCTCTACGCCGTGCGCCTGGATTGGGCGAGGCTTTGGCTTGCCGACAACTTCCGCTTTGATAGAAGTCGAAATCTTAGGAGGTAAACCGTGGCAATTGAGGTACCACATATCACGTTCATAGCTCTGACGCTCCTTAACGGTATATTTCTTCGGCAATTCATCAGTGAACTCCTTCACCACAAGGTTGGAGCACTTCTTTTCCGAAATGACAATCTTACAAAATGCCTCGACCGCTTCATCAATCAATTTCGCAAACTCTGGCTCACGCACTGGACCAGCGTCACCATTGTTCCTCAAATGATTGGCCAATGAAAGATTGTCACCGGAATTGTTGAAGAAATAGGGCATCGGGCCCAAATGAGGCGCTCGCCTTTCGGCCGTTCGATTACCCCCGTCCAAAGGAGTCTCATTCGCCATATCTGGTGGCGGAGTCATGCTGATGGACTCAAGTGTCGCGGAATCTGCAATGATTTCCTCCATCGCGTGTCGATCCGCATCACCATCAACGCAATTAAGCACCGCGTTTGAATCGTCCAAATCAACTGACTCCACCACCACATGCGGCGCCAATTTCCCCTCGTCACCCCGTCCAGTTAAGAACGGTGGTGCCTGCGTCTCGTATGGCAAAGGCGGCAGCAAAGACGTGGCTTGTTCGTCACCGACATCGCACATAATTTGATTGCCATCTTGATCAAAAGTCGTCCAATGTTCCGGAATCGAGTGAAAAGGCAATGCCTGATACTCGGCCTGCCTTCCAAAACCACAAAACGAACCCAGATACTCCGACCAAGTTTGACAACCATCATCCTCTGCTGACGCAACAGATGCGACAGGGACCATACGATGAATGTCACCTGTGCCGACTTCCAACGTCCACCGCTGGTGAACTGTTTGGACACACCTGTGCCAACCAAACGCCCATGACACCCAACCCACGTACTCCCCCTCCGGGACCAGCCTCTCGTCGAACCACTGCTTGTTGCTGAATATCGCAGCGCCCGGCTGAAAGACAGTCGCGAAGATGAATTGCGCGGAATCTTGCTCCCTCATGCATATAAGCTGCGCAAGGGAACGCAAAGCGAATGCCATGTTGGGGTCCTTGGTGTAAGCCTTGAACATGTGCTCAATCTGAGCTTCGTACTGTGCAAGCTTTTCACCACGTCCCGCCTGATGACGTGCCAAGTTGAGAATGGTCAACATTGAGTTGATCGCACTCTGCGGAAGGTACAACTTGACAACCTCACCCCTGCTGAGCATTTCGGATTCCGAAACGTCCACAACATACCCCGAGCGGCTCACACCCAAGGATGGCGAACATACCCCGCAGGACGACGGGATGAGTAACCTGCAGTACATCGACTCCTCACCAGGAATCGGTGTGCCCAGCGCCGCGAATGCGTCCCTCTGACACGAGGTGCACCACGTGGCGGCCCGCAGGTTGCTCTGTGCGCGCCCGGTAGCCATTCCGTGCAGACGCGCGCACAGACAGCACACATAAACTTTCCACGCGAATTGTGCACCGAATCACATCAGAAGACCTTAC